CCTTAGGGGGCGTCTGAGACATCAGCGGTGGTGTCTCTGAGACCAATGACCGGACCCTTACTTTGCAACTTCTGGAGGTTTGACTAATGTCCTACGGTAGATTTCGGCAACTTGAGTTCCCTTACCAACGCCCTGACAGTATTGGGGAATTTTACGTCCTCAATACTAGAAATGGGTTGACTGGGAACCATGTGCTCGTAGCTGACGCGACGCCAGCTGGAGCCATACATTCATATCGGCGGTGTTGGGACTCGGTAAATCCTGGCCCCCCGTTCACGACGGGAACCGGTATGTTCATGTCTAAGTTGTCCAAGCCGTTGGAGCTCATCGGTGGTGGCAAAATCCAGAGTAAACCGCTTACTACTGGTATCCCGTCTTCTGTACAAAGGAAGCCGGGCGACAAGTGTGTGCGTGTCTATGCTGGTAGTTTCTCCTTAGGAGGAGTGACTCACGGACGTGGCAATCTGGGGACCCTGGAAGGGCTCCCTGATCCTACCGTGTACAATGAGGCCAACCCCGACGACCTGTCGGATCTCGCGAACCGGGCGTACGTAAAGCTTCGCCCGAAACTTGAGGAGGCTGGGATAGCGCAAACTCTAGCTGAGTGGCGCTCCGTTCCGGGAATGTTGAAAACTACCTCCGGGGGCTTTTCGCAACTGTGGAAAGACTTCGGTGGCACCGTTTCCGGTAACACTATGTCGCCTAAAGCGGCGGCTAGTCAGTTCCTCAATGTCACCTTCGGGTGGCAACCCTTCATCAAGGACCTTCAGGACGCATACAACGTTCTGGACGCGTTTGAGGCCTATATCGACCGTATTAGAGAGTCGAATGGGTCTTGGATGAAGAGGACACGAAAAGAAGAAGTTGTCGAGTCCGAGGAGGTGTTGTACCAAGGTCAGTCCAACACCAACAGTTGTTCGCCGGCCCTGCTGGCTAGCGACTTCTTAGTACCTGGCTCGTGCTACCAGACTGTTACGCGTCAGAAGATGACGCGGGTCTGGCACACGGGCACCTTCAAGTACTATCGGCCCGAATTTGACTATGCGCACAAAATGCATCCTGCCCTTCGGCGGATGCGTCAGCTGATTACAGCTTTGGGGTTACGAATAAACCCAAGTGTAGTCTACAAAGTAACGCCATGGACCTGGCTGATCGATTGGTTCGTCAATGTCGGGGACTACGTAACACGAGTCCAAGACATGGCAACCGACTCAATCGTGTCCAGAGAGTTCTATTCAATGCGCCATTCTGTGGTGCGTTTGGAGTACCGAAAGAGGTTCTCTACGATGGATGGCCAATCGTTCGACCTTAAGTGGTATCGATACGTGGAAACCAAACGTCGGGGTAGTGCTGAGAGTCCGTTTCATTTCACCCTCTTACCTGGCGGACTGTCCGTCAGGCAGATGGCGATCCTTGCTGCTGTGGGCTTGACCCATTCGTAGCATCGGTCCACCGATTCGGGATTAGCCGCGGGGGGGACTTTGAGAATCCCCTCTAGCACCCGTCTCAAAACTTCTCTACCAACTCGATGGAGGTCAACCACATGTTAACCGAACCCCAAACTCTAACAATCAACGCTGTTGCGTTCGTTCTCGCGCGGGTGCAGTCAGGATCACTCCTGGCGAACACGCCCTCTGTCTACCAGTCTCCTGATGAGACCGTCGTCCTGACGGTCTCTAACCAGAAGACAAAGGCAGGCAGGATGCGCCACACCTGCAGGGTGGACGTGAAGGCCGTTGTCACGGACCCCGTCAATAGTACGACGGACTACGACTCGGTCAGTTACACCTTTGTCATCGACAGACCCGCCTTCGGGTTTACGGTGACTCAGGTGGACCAGCATGTGGCCGCGTTTAAAACGTGGCTGACAACGACTATCGTCGGTAAACTCTACGGCAACGAGTCGTAGAGCTATGGGGCCCCTTGTAGGTCCCCTGGCAGGTTGTTTGTCGTTAGAGCTCTAGGTCGGTATGTCGTCCGGGGGAACATCAATCGCGCCGGCGAGCCTGCGAAGGCCGTCACGGTAGCGAGCGAAGTCCTCGGTCCGCCCGTAGGCGGAACGATAATGCCGGTGGTGACACGTGTGGCTTGATGCCGTCCTCCGACTAGATTGGAGGTAGCATGAAAAGCAACGCAAGTGATCTCTTAGAGCTCTGGGAGGCCGTCTACCGAGACGCCACCCAGAAATGTACCGCTGAAGTCTCTGATTTACGAGACCTCGAGACTGTGAGGTCTCGGGTTGAAAACGAGGGGTTATCGTTCCTTACGATAACCCTGCCGCAATTCGCGAAGGACTTCGAGAGAAGTCTAGCGAGCGGCCGGGTTGACTCGTCGAACTTCCGGAACTTCAGGAAGGTCGAGGCAATCCCTGCATTCCTGCAAGGTATGCTCAGTCAAGTTTTCAACCGTGAGACAGGAGGATTAGCCGATGACAGTTCCGATTCCTCGACCGTTGTTGAGGCGGTTCGTCAGATCTGCCTTAGCTTCAAAAAGGTCGAATTGCCGTGTACCCCCGAGAGGGAGCGCGCGGCGATCCAGAACTTCGTTGACGTGGAGCACGAGCTTCAAACGTTTTCTGCGCCTGAGGCTACGCGCGATTCATTTCGCCGTACTGCTTCGGTGCTGTGGGATAACCTTATGTTGGGTGATTTACTGCCTGACATGTTGGTCCCTCGGCACGGTCCCGGCGCCACCGCTGAACGGATCCTGGGAAACCAGAAGTACGTTTGGCGGCGCTGGCACGAGCGCCTGGAATCAGTGATGCCTTTCTTGGGAAGCGCCTATCCCTTAGGAGCGGCCCTCGAAGACGTCCACCAGGAAGTCACGTTTGTGCCTGAAGGCCAAGAGCAGCCCGTCAGGGTTGTGATGGTCCCGAAGACGCTAAAAGCGCCCAGAATTATCGCAGTCGAGCCTGTGTGTATGCAGTACACACAGCAGGCTCTACAGTCGCAGCTTTATGACGCGATTGAGCGCCACTGGCTAACGGCTGGTCATGTGAATTTCCGTGATCAGTCTACTAACCAGCGGTTGGCGATTAGCAGCTCGGCCACGGGTCAATATACGACCATTGATCTCTCTGATGCGAGTGATCGCGTTCCGCGCGACTTAGCGTTAGAGATGCTAAGCGGCGCCCCCGTAATACGGGACGCTGTAGACGCATGTAGGTCGACTCACGCGCAGCTTCCGGACGGCAGGGTTCTAGCCCTGCGGAAGTTCGCGTCCATGGGTAGCGCTCTGTGCTTTCCGATCGAGGCCATGTACTTCTACACCGTAGCGGTGGTGGCCTTGCTAGGTTTGCACAATCTTCCTGCAACCCCGAAGAATTGCCGAAAGGTGAGTCGTGGGTTGTACGTTTATGGGGATGATCTAATTGTCCCCACTTACGCAGCGGATGCGGTTCTTGATTGCCTGCAGCAGTACAACTGCAAGGTTAATAGCTCCAAAACCTTCCTGGGTGGAAAATTCAGGGAGTCGTGTGGGGTTGATGCGTACGATGGACATGTCGTTACACCAACGTATGTTCGTAGTTTGTGTCCTAAGAACCGGCAGCAAGCGCCTGAATTGATTTCGTGGATAGCGACAGCCAACGCCTTCTACCTGAAGGGGTACTGGCATACCGCAACTCTCATGTTCAGTAAATGTGAGAGGGTACTCGGGCCCTTGCCCTACGTATCTCCACGAAGCGCGGCGCTTGGAAGAGTATCCTATCTTGGTTATCGCTCCGCCTCCGGGTGGAGCGGTGATCATCAGGGTCTCCGCGTGAAAGCGTGGGTGCCCGCCCCAGTCTACCGCAGTGACAGTGTAGACGGATATTCTGCTCTCTGCAAGAGCTTGTTGGCGCTTGAGAGGAGGTCCGCCTCTGATCTACCCGCTGATGAGCTTGAGTGGGGTGCCCTCCGGAAGTGGGACAGCGATGTCCTGCCACCGAGAGATAAGCAC